GCTGGTCGTACAATTAAATCTCGTTACTTCAAAGGTAAGGGTTTCTCTAAGCCTAAGTTGTCTCGCATGGCAAAAGACCTCGCAATAGTTAAATCTATGGTTAACGCTGAAAAGGAACTTTATACTCAGAACTTAAATGGTGATGTCTCTCCTACAAGTAGTATTGGTCCTATTGCTATTGCTAATGTTACCGAAGGTACTGCTCATGGTGAACGCGATGGTCAGTCTATCAAACTTCATGGATACCAGTGGGATATCCGTGTTGCTTCACAAGTCTCTGCTGTTGCTCCTCGTTATATTCACTTATACTTAATGAAATACATTGGTCCACGTGGCACTGCCCCTGCCATTTCAACTTTCTTAAAACCTGATTTCGATGGTAATTATTCTACTTACTCCAAGCGTAATGAAGACCATTATCGCTCTTATGTTATTGTTGCTCGTAAGAATGTTTATATACCCGCTGATACTGTTTCTGGTGTGTCCATGTACAAGCAGGTTAAGCTCTACGGACGCTTCAAAGGTAATTGTCACCAACGTTATTCTGGTTCTACTCAAGGTACTCTGATCACAGACCAAATGTACTGGGTCGCTGTGTCTTCTGATGGTTCTATAGGTACGTCTACTGCTAATACTATTACTTCACAATTACAAATATCCTTCTATGATAATTAAATTGAACTTTAAACTTTTTTAACCGCAAACTTGTACGGAAGAGAATCTGCAACGCAGATTGTCGTGTACGCGGGGTAAAAACTTGAAACTGAAAGTTTCGCTCTCATGTCTATATATCTTGCTCCAATTGCTCCAGTCCTTTAAATAATAAGGATATAGGATTCTTTCTGTTTTTCCAGGGAACGAAGTGAGCGCCAAAAGAATCCTGGTTCTCGTCTTATTTCCGGAAAAAAATATCTCCCCCCTATAAATAAAAAAATAAATAAAAATGAATTCATGTGCTCAATATTCTTTACGGTGGAACGCCGAAGGCGAAAACGCCACCGATTTTGAAGATATCATGTCCTTTATGCGTACTCTAGGCAAGCAATGGTGCTTCCAAAAGGAACGGTCTGATACTGGTTATGTCCATTGGCAAGGTACGATTTCACTTGTGAAAAAACGACGTAAGGTTGAGCTTGTACGTCTTTGTGCCGCTGAAGGTCTAGTTCTTGCGAACTATTGTGAACCTGTTGTTAATGCTGCCCGCGGTGAAGCTTTCTATTATACTAAAGTGGATACACGTATAGAAGGTCCTTGGAACGATACTCAAGTCGATGATGATCGCTACGTTCCTAGGCAATATCGGGATATTGTCCTTCGTCCTTGGCAACAGAAAGTTGCTGATAGTCGTGAGGATTTTAATTCTCGTTGGGTCGACGTAATTGTTGATCTTAATGGTAATGCGGGTAAAAGCACTTGTGTACATTACTGTCGTCTAAAATTTAATGCCGTTGTAGTTCCTGTGTGTAATGATGCCGATAAACTTCGTTCTTCTGTGTGTGATATTTTATATGCTAAACGTAATCGTACTCCTGGTCTTGTGTTTGTTAATCTTCCCAGAGCTTTCGATCAAGCTCGTATTGGTGGTATTATGACTGCTATAGAGGAAATAAAAGACGGTTGGGTTTATGATATGCGCTACTCCTTTAAAGAGTGGGATTTCGACTCCCCTCGTGTCTGGGTTATGACTAATACTATGCCTCTTGTTACTGACTTATCTCGTGATAGGTGGCGTTTCTGGAGAATTCGTCCCGATTTAGGACATATTCTTGAACGTATTACTACTGATTCTATAAATGTTGTAGTCGCTGAATAAAAAAACCCAAAAAAATAAAAACCAAAAAAAAATAAAAAAAATAATTCCAAAAAAAAATTTCTTTTCTCTATAAATAAAAACTCGCTTTTTTAAATTTGTCATTTTTTGTTTGCTGGCTTGATAACCCTCTAACAAAATCTTTCTCTACAATGGTAAAATCTCGCTCTAATTTTCGCCGAGTTGTACGCAAAGCTGGTCGTACAATTAAATCTCGTTACTTCAAAGGTAAGGGTTTCTCTAAGCCTAAGTTGTCTCGCATGGCAAAAGACCTCGCAATAGTTAAATCTATGGTTAACGCTGAAAAGGAACTTT